TATATATATATATATATATATATATATATTATAATGCCAAGGTATTCACCGCTTAATATAAATGAAAGATACCAAAAAGGAACAAAAACATTTAATAATATATCTCCTGATTTATTTAGACATAGTGAAAATATTGAAAAAAGAGCGCGGCAAAATTTTAACAAACTTTTTCCAAAACCGCCTCCACAAGAAGAATTATTAAATAAAAATTATGTAACAAATAATAAATTTATTGGTCCCATTAAATTAGCAAAACATGATAATTTAAAACCAGGAAATATAAAAATAGGAAGATTTACTATTCATAATAAATCTGATCCAAAAGTTCAATCAATTAAAACACAATCACATACACGAAGAAAGTTTACAATATCTGAACCAGGGAGATCTAAATCTCATAGAAAAAGAAAATTTAAAATAACAAATAATTTAGGTAAAGCAAAAACATTTATCAAAGCTAAAAAAAGATATAATAAAAAAAAATACAATAAAAAAATGTAAACTAATATATAAACAAATATTTATAAATATAAATAACTATATAAAATATAGTTATTTATAGATGAATGAATGCATTATTTGTTTAGATGAAATAAAAGAAAATCATAAGTTTGATTTATCCTGCTGTAATATTAAAATACATAAAATTTGTATGTATAATTGGATTAGTTCAAATTTATATAAAAATAAAGAATTAAATAAAGATATAAATAAATGTCTTTATTGTAAACAACAAAGCCGGGAATTAGATAATATTATTGAAATTATAAAAGAAAATAATAATTACACCATAATAGATATAGAAAATAATAATAATATTGAAAATGAGATATTAACACCCAACAATCAAAGAATAAAAAAGATTATTATTTTTTGTTTTGTAAATTTAATTTCAATTATAGTTGTTGCAACGGTGTTACTTATTGTAATTTTTTAAAAATCATTCATGAGGTTTATTTCTTGAAAATTCAGGACGTCTATCATCCTTATTTTTATACCGAGTTTCACACATTAAATCACCTCTTCCAATACCAGTTACTTTTGAAGCCTGATAATCATGTGATTTGTTTTTTATTTTTTCAACTTCAAATTCAACATACTCACCTTGAACCAAATATTTATATATTTCATTAGAAACATTAAGAGAAGAATGATGAACAAAAACATCTGTTAAATTTTCATCAGGAGGATTAATAATACTAATAAAACCATATCCGGCCTTATTATTAAACCATTTTACTTTACCTTGATTAGTATTAAGCACCCCGGAACTCATTATATAAAATAAAACATTTAAAGCTTTAAATATTTTATTTTATATATATATTAAATGATAAAAATAAAATGTAAAATTTGTAAAAAATTAGCCAATAAAGATAACTTTTACATAAATAAATTTAATTTATGTAAAAATCATTTTTTATTAATTAAAATAGATAAAATAATTTTAATACAAAAAATGTATAGGGGGTATAAATCTAGGAGAATATTAAATAATATTTATTATAAATTAGACAATGATACCCAAAGAATAGTAAAATATTATTTAAATAATGAAAACAAAGATTTGTATAAAAAATTTTTAAATAAAAAAATGAGTAATCAAATTAATTATATAAGTCAAAATTATAATATTTACAATTTATTTAATAATATACAAAATTTTATAAGATCTATTTATTTATCAGAAAAATACTATGAAATATTAGACTATAATAAAGTTAAATTTATTTATTGTTTATCACAAGATATAATAAATACAATTGAATTTTTGAATAATCAATATGTAAATGACTCAAATTTACTTATCGATAATAATAACAATGCATATTATTATAATAATATAACTTTACTATTACAAATATGTAACAAATTTCAAACCAAATTTATATTAAATAATTTTTCGCAAAAAACCAATATTTATACCTAATTAATTTTATATAAATTCAAGTTATTTAACTAAGCTAATTTATTAATTGTTTTAAAATATAACTGTAATTAGGTTTTTGATCAAAGCGCAATCGTCGTGTATAATTCAATATTAATATTATATTTTTACAAAAATTTTCTAAAAAATTATCATTATAATTGTCATTATTTTGACTTAATATTTTTTCGATTGTTGCTATATCTTTTTTATTAGTTAAAGATAAATTATTAAATAAAGTATAATTTTTATCATTTAAAAATAAATAAATTAAAATATAAATAATAGATTCAATATCATCCCGTCTAGATGGCTGTGTTAGATTAAGTATATTTAAACTACAGAAATTACTGCTTCCTATAATATTATTTATTTTTTTATTTTCAATATGTTGATTATTAACAATATAATCTTTAGCGAGACCGAAATCAATTACAAATAATTTTAGATTTTTGTCAAAACAAATATTATTTGGTTTTAAATCACGATGTATTATTGATTTATAATGAATTTTTTCAATAGTTTCTATTAATTGTGTAATAATAATTACTAATTTATCAGTATATTTATCACTATTATAATTTCGATTTTTATAATCTATCAAATTACATGACATTAAATCTAAAACCAAAAAATATTTAGTATCAAGACAAAAAAAATCGTAAATTTTTGGTATATTTTCAATCTCTCTCAATTTGTTATATATATTTGCTTCATGTTTTAATAATACGGTATTATCTGATTTAATAGCATAACATTTTTGTGTTTTAATATCATAGCATTTATATACATTACTAAAATGTCCACTTGAAATCTCACTTAAAATTTTATAATTTTTTAACATTATTTTAAATTAATTAATTTATATTTTTATTTTTATTTTTATTTTTATTTTTATTTTCATTTTTATTTTTATTTTCATTTTTATTTTTATTTTTATTTTTATTTTTATTTTTATTTTCATTTATAATTGGTACCAATAATATTATCAAATCCTAAAAATATTGTGCAAAAATTTTTTTACAATTGTTATGATATTGTAATTGGTGTTCATGTAATATATTTATAAAAAATTGTGGAATTTGTATTCGGTAACAATGACTAATACTAGTTGATTTATGAAATAAAGAAGGGGAATAATTATGAATACTAGCCCCTATAATAATAAAAGTTATATGTAAAATAAAAGCATAAAAAATATATTTTATATCAAATTTATATTTAAAGTAAAAAAACCATAATAAAAAAAATATAACTACTCCAGATAAAATACCTATAATTATAGATTCACTAAAAGTAAATTCTATGTAATTATTACTTTTTTTTATTTCATTATTAAATTCTTTATGATGTATGATGTGCGTTTGTCTCAATATTTGAAATAACGTATTATCATTATGTATTATATATTTATGAATAAACCAATCAATAAATGATAAATAAAAATAGTATATAATTAGTAAAATAATAATAGTTAAAAATTTAAATAAATACATAAATTATTGATATATATCAAAGTGAATTAATTTATTATTTTATTATTTTAGTAAAATTTATTTTCAAATTATTAGATTGTAAAAATTTTAAAAATAATTCTGGCAGTATTGCTATATTACCTATAAATGTTCTATATTTATTTCTAAAAACAATAGTTTCCGGTTCTAAAATTTTTATACTATAAAACCAGTGAGGTGGTATATAAAATATGTTGCCAGGAGTTAAAACAATTTTTAAAAATTTTATTTTATCAAAATCTTCACGATATTTATCATCAATTGCGTTTATATCTATACTAGAAAAGAAATCAAAATCTTCATAATTATTAACAACATGTAAATATTTGTAATTTTTTGGAGGACAAAGCATTATCTCAATAGAACCAGATTGTAAATATATAATATTACGACTATCTATACTATATCCTAATTTTGTTGATGCATTTACAGAACCAATTATTATATCATTATCTTTATAAAAAATAGTATATGGTCTAAATAATTCATCATTTAATTGTAAATTTTTTTGTAATGTTGTTTCAATTAAAAAGTCATTATTATTTTCTGATATATATGTACCAGATATATCTTTATCAATTAATTCCATAAATTTATTTAACTTGATTGGCAAATAAATATCATTTTTTTCATTACTTCGTATTTTTAAATCAAATGAACCATAATTTTCAAGTAAAAATTTTTTATCTATATTATAATCTAATATATCCATATTTTTTATCAATAAAGGTTGTTTCAATTCACATAACTCTTCTAATTTTTCTTTAGATGGAGAATCTATCTCATAAACTTCTAAATAATCACTTGTTTTAATATGATTATAAATATGTATGTAGAAAAATAATATTATACAAAATAATAAAATATTAATAAATATATTCATAAACAAACTTATATAAAATTATATATAATTTTATCTAAGTTTTTACATAAAATATCTAGAATTTTTGAATCATCTTTTATTAAACCTCTTCTGTGTTACCTTGTAAAATATCTTCTATTTCATCTTCTATTTCATCTTCTATTTCATCTTCTATAATATCTATTTTTTTATTTTCACTAGCCAATTCTTTAGCAATTTCTTGTATTTCATGTTTTATATCAACAGATTCAATAAGATCTTCTTCGCCTAAAATAATTTCTTCGCCTAAATTAATCTCTTGTGAATCATCACTGTTTTCTTTCTCATTTTCATCATCTGTATCTAAAATATTTCTATTATCAAAATTTTCCTGAAAAAAACTATTTTTTAATAAAGATTGAAATAACATTTGTGTAGAATTTATATTTTTATCTTCTGGATGTATTTCATCTTCTTTACATGACATATTTTTATATGAAATAGATAAATTATTTATATTATTAGTATTCGTGAGTACATTATCTTTCATCTTATAAATTTCATTAGAAAATTCTAATACAGATGCTTGATTTTTAATTAACATATTTTTAAATTCATCTAATTTAACTGAAATAATATTATTTACATTATCATTAATATCATTTGTTGCATTATTAGTCTCATTGCTTATTAATTGTTTATTTAAATTATTAAATTTTTCTTCTAATTTTTCTTGAGTAAGAATTATTTGTTTAATCTTTTCTTTATAAAGAGTTAAATTTTTTTCCATAATATCATTTATTACACTTTCTAAATTTTCAGTTAAATTAGTTATTTGTTCTTCATGATTTTGTAATATTTGTAATGGAGTTATTTTATTACCTGTTTCTAATGGTGGCTTAACAGATTGTATTGGTTCCTGTCTTTGTTGTCTAGCAGGAACAGGCGTAGCTTCTGCCCTGCGTCTCCTAGCGGCTGCATTAGCGGCTGATCCACTCATAATATAATTCTTAATAATATTTTTTTAAGCTATTATTGCCGCATATTTAATTTAATTGAATCATTATAATTATAATTAATAATTTCAAAATCTTCTAAACAATAATCTTCTATTTTTTCATTTAATTTTTTTATATTAAGTTTAGGAAATTCATTTACATTACGAGTTAACTGATCTTTTAAGCCATCTATATGATCATCATATATATGTGCATTTCCTAAATAATATACAAATTCATATGCCTCTAAATCACAATGTTTAGCTATTAAATGTGTTAAAAAAGAGTACGATGCTATATTAAAAGGAACGCCTAAACCCACATCTCCACTTCGTTGATACAAACTACAAGATAATTTATTTTCATCTGTAATATTAAACTGGCATAATATATGACATGGAGGTAATGCCATTTCATTAATTTGACACGGATTCCATGCAGTCATAATTAATCTTCTAGAATTTCTCATTGATTTATCTTTTAATTGTGTAATAATTTCTTGCAATTGATCTATGCCTTGATTTTTATAATCACTATCACAATTATTATATTTAGCATTAAAATGCCTCCATTGAAACCCATATATTGGTCCTAAATCATCTTCATCATTGTTATATAAACCACGAGAATCTAAAAAATCACGAGTCCCATTTTGATTCCAAATATTAACATTTTGTGAACGTAATCTTTTATTTGAAGTATCTCCTTTAATAAACCATAATAATTCACGTAGACAGGTTTTCCATGCCAATTTTTTAGTAGTTAATAAAGGGATCGTTTGGTTCTCCAAAGAAAAATGCATAGCTGAACCAAAGACTGCCAAAGTTTTTCCGTTTCTACCAATAAATTCTTGATTTTCATCTAAAATATCTTTTATTAAATTTAAATATTGATTTTCGTCATGACGACAATTATTAAAATATTTTATAGATTCTAAAGATTTTTTCAACATTTTATAATATTATTAAGTTTAATTATTTAAATAATTTAGTCAAATATTTTTTTTAATTTCTTAATATAAATCATAAATGGCAATTGAAGAATTAGATAATTTAACTGGAGGAGAAGGAAAAATATCTCCTTCCGGATTTTTCAATCATGTTTTAAGTTTTGACTCGGACAATAAAGCAGCATTACTTAATTTAGTTCAGTATATTGTTTTAGCAATGATTCCTGTAGTAATAATACTTAAATTAATTAAAGAATATATTCCTGAAGATGATGAAAAGAAAGACACTTTAGAAATACTATTAGAAATTTTTATTCAATTAGGTGTTTTATTCACAGCAGTTTACTTTATTGATAAAATTATTAGATATTTTCCCACATATTCAGGTCTTGCCTATCAAAAATTAAATGAAATTACTATTGTTTTACCTCTTTTAATTATTCTCTTTACAATGCAAACTAAATTAGGTGCAAAAATTAACATTATTTATAACCGTATAATAGATTTAATACAAGGTAAACCATCACAGCCATATGTAGGAAATAGTAATCATGGTAATGTAAGAGTTACACAACCTATTGTAACCCCCGGAATACATCAAGTAAGTAGAGCTGATACATTAGACAATTCATTGATTCAACCTACAGGAAATCAAGTTTTAG